CCAAACAGCAATCTGCCGTTCTCGAAAGCTATCAAGAGCGTGAAGAAGCAGCGCGGGACAAGTACGACGATTTTCAACAAGTCGCCTACAACCCCCAGCTACCAATCACAAACGTGATGGCAGAAACGATCCAGTCTTCGGACATTGGACCTGAGTTAGCGTACTACCTCGGCCCCAACCCAAAAGAAGCAGATCGCATCTCACGCATGACGCCCTTAAGTCAGGCGAAGGAAATTGGAAAGATTGAGGCCAAACTGGCGTCAGACCCTCCAGTAAAACGAACAACGTCTGCACCTGCACCGATTTCACCTGTCACAGCGAGAGCCTCTGGTTCTCCGGCTCACGACACTACGGACCCCCGGTCTATTAAGACCATGACGGCCTCGCAGTGGATTGAAGCTGACCGCGCTCGGCAGATGAAGAAGATGCAAGCACAGATGACCCGCTAAAAACTTTGAAAGGACTTTGAAATGTCAAACAGCATTCTCACGATCGACATGATCACCCGCAAGGCGTTGGAGATTCTTGAAAACAACCTTGTGCTCACCCGCAACGTGAACCGTCAGTACGACGACAGCTTCGCTGTTGAAGGTGCCAAGATCGGTTCCACACTGCGTATCCGTTTGCCCGACCGCGCTTTGGTGACCGACGGTGCCGCCCTGCAAGTTCAGGACGACAACGAACAGTTCACCACTTTGACCGTTGCCAGCCAGAAGCACATTGGTGTTAACTTCACCTCTGCTGAACTGACCATGCAGTTGGACGACTTTGCTGAACGTGTGCTCAAGCCACGTATCAGCCAGTTGGCCTCCAGCATTGACGCTGACGTTGCCAATGCGTACAAAACCATCGGCAACACTGTCGGTACACCTGGCACCACTCCTTCGACTTCTTTGGTGCTGTTGCAAGCCCAGCAGAAGCTGAACGAGAACGCTGCCGTGATGAACCCACGTTATGCCACCGTCAACCCCGCCGCTAACGCTGGTTTGGTTGAAGGCATGAAAGGTCTGTTTAACCCCACCGACACCATCAGCAAGCAGTTTAAGAACGGCATGATGGGCACTGGCGTGTTGGGCTTTGACGAGATCAACATGTCTCAGTCGATCAAGCAACACACCACTGGTTCGCGTGACGCATCTGCATCTACCACAGTCGGCGCTACCGTGACTTCTGAAGGTGCTTCTACTGTAACCTTGTCTCAAGGTTCTGTGACTACCACCCTCAAGGCCGGTGATGTGTTTACCATTGCAGCTTGCTTTGCTGTGAACCCACAAACCCGTGAAACCACTGGTTCGTTGTTCCAGTTTGTGGCTTTGGCTGATGCAACCGCTGTGGCTGGCACTTGGACTGTGACCGTGGCTCCCATGTACTCCGCTGCTCACGCACTGGCTACCATGACCGCTTTGCCAGTATCTAGCGCTGTTGTAACCTTTGTTGGCGCGGCTTCTACTGCTTACGCTCAGAACTTGGTGTACCACAAGGATGCCATCACCTTTGCAACAGCCGACTTGCTGTTGCCACAAGGCGTTGACATGGCTGCCCGTGCCGTCCACAACGGTATCAGCTTGCGCGTTGTTCGTCAGTACGACATCAACAACGATCGTTTGCCTTGCCGTATTGACGTTTTGTATGGCTTCAGCACCATCCGTCCACAAATGGCCTGCCGCATCTGGGGCTAATCCGAATGGGGCTTCGGCCCCGTTTTTTGTATCAAATTTGAAAGGAAATTATCATGGCACTCCCAAACGGCTCTGGCGGTTACCAAATTGGTGACGGCAATTCTAGCGAAGCTCAACTGTTCGTGCAGGCTGCTCCCACAGCGTTGACCGCAGCAGCAGTTTTGACCTCGGCTCAACTGGCAAACGGTCTGTTCACATACACCGGCGCAGCCGTCAACTTGACCTTGCCCACCGTGGCTTTGGTTGAGGCTGACATCAGCAGCGCTTCTAAAGTGGACGCAGCATTTGACTTCATCATCATTAACACTGGGGCGACCAACGCCGCTACTGTTATTGTGGGCACAGGCTGGACCATTGTTGGCGCAGCCGCTGTGTCTGCTGCCACCTCTGCCCGGTTCCGCGCCCGTAAAACCGGCGATGGTTCTTGGACTTTGTACCGCGTAGCCTAAACCTAAACGGGGGTTTCGGCCCCTGTTTTTAAAGGAAAAACCATGCCAAATACAAAAGCTGTAGGCGTCGCGTTTAGCGACCCTGAATTTGATAGCGTAACTGTTACTGGCGCGTCAGCGCTACAAGCAGTAACCGGTACAACTGTGGTTGGAACTACCGTTTTTGCTACAACCGAAATTGGTTACACCGCAGCAGCAAGCGGCGCAGTGACTCAATTAACAGACAAGTCTACAGGGGTAACTCTGAACAAATCTGCTGGTCAGATCACACTAAACAACGCTGCGTTGGCAAACGTCACAAACGTTTCGTTTACTTTGACCAACAACACAATTAGCGCAAAAGACGTTATTATTTTGAGTGTTGCGTCTGGCGCTACCGCTGGTGCATACAACTGCTGGATTTCTAGCAAGACCACAGGAAGTTGCGTAATCACAATTCGCAACCTCTCGGGCGGTTCGCTGGGCGAGGCTTTTGTAATCAACTTTGTTGTGATTCACGTTCTGTAAACTAAACGGGGTCTTCGGACCCCGTTCTCAACATGCACATTTACCTAGAACACCCCACTCATGGCCGAAAAATAGCGTACATGGAGGCCGAGGCCGAACATGATGAGAAATATGGTTGGGTACGCTACAATCCTGACACGCCTTCAGAGCCTGAAGAAGCGGCTAACACGCTTGTGGTGAAGCGCAAATATACCCGTAAGGCCGAAACCGAAGGAGTCTGACATGGCAACGTACACCGCTGGTGATCAAATCAACAGGGCGCTGCGCCTGCTCGGTGTACTTGCAGAAGGCGAATCGCCATCAGCCGAAACGTCTCAAGACGCCTTGATGGCGATGCAACAGATGATCGACAGTTGGGACACAGAGCGCTTATCTGTGTTCTGCACCCAAGATCAAGTCTTCACCTGGCCCGCTGGCATTGTTTCCCGCACCCTTGGCCCCACAGGCAACTTTGTTGGCCTGCGCCCCGTGCTGCTGGATGATTCGACGTACTACCGCGACCCCGGCACCGGCGTGTCGTTTGGCGTCAAGTTCATCAACCAGCAGCAGTACAACGGCATTGCGGTCAAGACCGTCACCTCGACGTACCCGCAAGTCATCTTTGTCAACAACACGTTTCCAGACATTGATATGTATGTCTACCCACGGCCCACGCGGGACTTGGAATGGCATTTCGTGTCCGTACAAAAACTGGACAACCCGGCTGGCTTGGCAACCATCTTGTACTTCCCGCCCGGTTACCTGCGTGCGTTCACGTACAACCTAGCGATGGAGATCGCCCCCGAGTTTGGCATTGAGCCAAGCCCACAGGTGCAGCGCATCGCCATGACATCCAAGCGCAATCTGAAGCGCATCAATAACCCTGACGATGTGATGTCGCTGCCCTACGCCATTGTGGCGACACGCCAGCGCTTCAACATCTACGCCGGTAACTACTGATGAAGTCGCCGATCCTTGGCAGCTCATACGTTGCCCGCAGCACCAACGCTGCGGACAACCGCATGATCAACTTGTTCCCCGAGATTGTTCCCGAGGGCGGCAAAGAACCAGCGTTCTTGAACCGTGCGCCAGGGCTGCGCCTGCTGGCTACCGTGGGCACTGGCCCCGTGCGGGGAATGCTGGATTCGGGTCAATGGTTGTACGTGGTATCTGGCTCCCAACTGTACAAGGTAGACCAGAGCTACGCGGCCACGCTGATTGGCGTGGTGGACAACACCGGCCCGGTGTCATTGGCTTTTAACGGCACCCAGTTGTTCATTGCGGCCAACGGCCCGAGCTACGTCTACAACTCGGTGACCAACGCCTACGTTCAGAACACAGCGTTTCCGCAGGCGCAGACGGTTACGTTCATCGACGGGTACTTCATCTTTAACCAACCCAACAGCCAGAATTTCTGGGTTACCGAGTCCTACGATGGCACGGTTCTTGAGGGAACCAGCGTTGCCAACGCTGAAGGCTCACCTGATGGGATTGTGTCGCTGATCGCTGACCACAACGAACTGTGGCTGTTTGGCGGCAACTCGGTTGAGGTCTGGTATGACGCGGGTCTACCGCCGCCAGGTGTGCCATTCCAGCGCATCCAAGGGGCATTTAACGAGATTGGCTGCGCTGCCACGTACTCGGTAGCCAAGCTGGACAATTCGCTGT